ATGTCGGCAAACGACTACATGGAGACGGTTACGGGCTTTTCCGCAAGTCTTATCCAGTCCCTCGGCGGCGATACCGAAAAAGCCGTAAAGTATGCGGATATGGCCATCACGGATATGTCGGACAACGCCAACAAGATGGGTACCGACATGACATCCATACAGAACGCCTATCAGGGATTTGCCAAGCAGAACTACACAATGCTGGACAACCTCAAGCTGGGATACGGCGGCACGAAGGAAGAAATGGAACGTCTCCTCGCCGATGCCCAGGCTATCTCCGGTATTGAATACAACATCGATTCATATGCGGATGTGGTCGAAGCCATTCATGTGATCCAGACGAGCATGGACATCACGGGTACGACCGCAAAAGAAGCGGAACACACCATTTCCGGCTCCATCAACTCCATGCAGGCGGCGATTCAGAACCTTGTTGTAGGATTCGGCAACGCCGATGCGGATATGGAGCAGCTCTGCAACAATGTGGTGGACGCATTTAAGGATGTCGTTGCTAATGTAACGCCGATCATTGAAAATATCGTGTCCGCACTCCCTACCGCAACGGGCGCACTGCTTGAAGCGGTGGCGGAGCTTCTGCCGACACTCCTTCAGACGGTTACGGAGCTTTTTTCCCAGGTGCTTACCACGCTGCTGAATCTGCTGCCGAGCCTTATTCCGGCGGCGGTCGAGGCGGTCATGACGATAGTGAACGCCATTATAGAGAACCTGCCGCTTCTGATTGATGCCGCCGTGCAGCTTATCGCTACGCTCGTGCAGGGTATCGGCGAGGCTCTTCCTACGCTTATCCCTGCGGCGGTGCAGGCAATCGTGACCATCGTGCAGGGCTTGATCGAGAACCTCCCGATGATACTGGATGCGGCGCTTCAGCTGATTATGGGTCTGGCGCAGGGACTTCTTGACGCGATTCCCGTTCTCGTGGCGGCTCTGCCGGACATCATCACGGCGATTGTGGAATTTATTATCTCAGCAATCCCTCAAATCATCGACGCTGGGATTCAGCTTCTGACTTCGCTTATCACGGCTCTGCCGGAGATTATTACGGCAATCGTGGCGGCGATACCGCAGATCATTGACGGCATCCTGACTGCTGTCCTCGGCAGCATACCGCAGCTGATTGACGCAGGCGTCCGTCTGCTTGTAGCTCTGATAGAGAACCTGCCGACCATCATTACCACGATTGTAAACGCCATTCCGCAGATTATTACATCTATCGTGAATGCACTCATCGGGAACATCGACAAGATCATCATGGCAGGCGTTCAGCTTTTCGTGGCTCTCATACAGAATCTGCCGCAGATCATTGTGGCAATCGTGAAAGCCGTGCCGCAGATTATATCCTCCATCGTGAAGGGATTTGCAGGCGGCGTGTCGCAGATGGCGCAGGTCGGCTTGAATCTTATCAAGGGCATCTGGAACGGCATCAGCGATGCTGCCTCCTGGCTGTGGGGCAAGGTCAGCGGCTTCTGCTCCAACCTCATGAGCAAGATCAAGGGCTTCTTCGGAATATCCTCGCCGTCCAGGGAGATGGCGTGGGTCGGCGATATGCTGACACAGGGTCTTGCCGGCGGTATCGATGATTCTGCTAAGGTGGCGATAGAAGCCGCGCAGGATTTGAATAATGGCATCATGGATGTGATGAACGGGCTGGCGGATGATATGAAGACCGCCGTGCCGAGTAATTTCAACCTTGACGCTGATGCGACCGTTCGCTCCGCAGTGAACGGGGCAGCCGGTACGAACAGCGGCAGTTCCTACGGCGCGCTCGTTTCGGTCGGTCAGATGATCGTCCGCAGCGAAGACGATATCCGCAGGATTTCACAGGAACTGTACGATTTGATACAGACAGGCTCCCGTGCGCAGGGACGCTTTTCAACGGCATAAGGAGGTAGGTTGAATGGGCTTTATATACAACGATACATCATCTGCGGATATGGGTCTGAAAGCACGGCTCACTTCCTGGCAGGTGTGCGGAAACCTACGCAACTATACCGCATCCATTCCTGGCAAGAGCGGCATTGCGGACTTCGGTGCGGATTTCGACTATAGGGAAATCAATGTATCGTGCAGCATACCGCCGAAGAGAACCTTCGCCGCTCTCGTGTCGGTGCTGGACGATATCGCGCTGTGGCTCGATCCTGCGGACGGACTGAAACAGCTTATATTTGACGATGTGCCGGACAGGTACTTTATGGCAAGGCTCTCCGAGAAAGCGGACTGCGAGAGACTTCTCATCCGCTCGGCGGGCAGTTTTAACCTTAAGTTCCTCTGTCCCGATCCGTTTGCCTACGCCGTGGAGGACGAGGAATTTTCCATCACGGCAGCGGGTACGCACACCGTCAAACGAACAAAGGGAAACATTGAGACTCATCCCATTTACCGCATCAAGGGCGTTATCACTTCCGGCGTGAGCAACTGCATCACCATTACCACAAACGGCTCGGAACTGAAAATTGCAAATGCTACGCTTACGGCAGCGGAAACGCTGGTGGTCGATACGGACATGATGACCGCATGGGTAGAGGATGCGGACGGCAACGTCCTGCGAAACGGTCTTCCCTACCTTTCGGAACTGAATTTTCCCTCGCTTGAAGTCGGCGATAACACGATAACTGTGGAGGAGAATAACGCAGAATTTACAAGCCTTGAGATACAGGCAAGAAGCAGATGGAGGTGACGGCTCATGTCCTTAAAAACAATACTGAACAAGCAGACGGATTTCACGGGAGAGTTTCCGGCGGAATATGCCAAGGGCGGTCTGTGGCGGTTCAATGAGGACGCACCGGACTCCGATACCTGCCTTGCCGATTCCTCCGGCAACGGCAGGAAGGCATACATCAATAACTGGAGCGGAACGACAGCTTCGCTGACAAACGGCATATTCGGCTCTTATTTCCGCATGAATATCAATAATCCCTCCTCAGAGCAGACCTATCTCAAGGTTACGAATGACGGCACGATGTTCTCCGACATCGGAGAGCGTATCATCGTAGGCGGCTGGATGCGTCCGACCACCTATTCCGTGGGCAACACATACACGCCGCTTTTATCTACCCGCGGAGGTACGGGCAATCCGATATTTTACCTGTCGCTCATCCGGGGAAAGCCGAGACTCATGCTCTACAATTCCTCCGGCTCTCTGATACTGGATACTTCGGTCACGCCGTCTTTTTCTTTAGAGAACGCCAAGTGGTACTTCATCGCAGCGGTGATTGAGCCTGACAACAAAAAGGCGTGGTATGTGGTCGGCGATAAGGAAAGCAGTACGGTATGGAAATCCTCCGCACTGACCATATCGGGAGAACTGAACCGCTCCTGCACGGCTGACCTTATCTGGGGGATGCTGAACAGCTCCTACTGGTACGCAGGAGGCTTTGACGACTGGTTTCTGGACTGTGATTCGGCTCTTACCGCAGACGATCTTATGGACTATTTCCGCTCTGCTGTCATGGCGAACGCCGGAGATACCACGGGAGCGGTTGACGGCATCACCGAGCCGGGGACGGTCATGCTCCGGGCTTCGGGCGGCGTCTATCCGACCGTGGGCGTCCTTACAACGGCGGCAGCGGAATGCGGTCTTTCCGGCACGGGGCGTGTATCCGTGACGAGCGAGTACATTTCCGGCACAACCGCCGTATCCGCAGTGGAGACGTCCACAAGCGACGATCTCATCACATGGAGCGATTGGGCAGCTGTTCCCGCTGACGGAAAGCTGGCGTCTCCCAATCGGGACTATATCCGTTTCCGTGTGACGCTTACGACCACGGATACTTCGAAAACACCGAAACTGACAGACATCCGGCTCTACAACATTCCGAAATCGCCGTATGAAAAGATCGGCTATTCCCGTCCCGTGGTGCTTGACAGCAACGGTGCGTGGGAGGCTGTTCTGGAGAACGCCTACGACATCATCGTTACGGGTGAAATCAACGGCGAGGACACGCTTTCCTTTAAGATTCCGTACCGCGACAGCAAGCGCGTCTACATCGACAGCGAGAAGAAAATACAGATTGTGGACGATATCTACAAGGTGCGCACGGTCACGGACAGCAAGGATACCGAGGGCAATTCCGTCACACAGGTGTACGCCGAGGCGGAGTTTTATGATCTTACCTTTTCCGTCAGAAAAGAGGAACGCACCTTTGAAGCGGAATACCCGGAAACGGCGATGGCTTATGCTCTTGCCGGAACGGAGTGGTCTGTCGGTACGGTCAATGTGCGCACCAAGAGAACGTGGACAAGTACGGAGAAGAACGCGCTTTCCATTCTCCGAAATGCGGCTGACCTGCACGGCGGCGATCTTGTTTTCGACTGCCCGAACAGGCTCGTGCATCTGCTGACGGTCAACGGAAAGGACAGCGGCGCACTCTTTGCCTACAAAAAGAACATGAAGTCCATTCAGAGGGTGGTCGATACCCGCAGCCTTGTGACCAGGCTCTATGCCGTGGGCGCGGACGGGCTGACCTTTGCCGACATCAACAGCGGCAAGGCCTATGTGGAGGACTTTACTTATACAAATGAAGTACGCATCTCCACGCTGGACTGCTCGTCTTTTACGAATCCGTATCAGATGAAGGAATACACGGAGATGCGGCTGGCGCAGTACGCAAAGCCCACCATTTCCTATGTGCTGAATGCGATGGATCTGTCCGTCCTCACGGGCTACGAGCATGAAGCGTGGGAACTTGGGGATTATGTGCGTGTGGAGGACAAGGAACTGGGAATTTCGGTCACGACAAGAATCGTGCGCCGGGAATACAACCTGCAGGAGCCGTGGAACACGGTGCTGGAGCTTTCCACCACGCTGAAGAACCTCGGCAGTTCCGCAAGCCAATGGGACAACGCCGCCGATACGCTGGAAGGCACGAGCGTGGTGTCCAACAATGATATCCGTGAAATGGTGCCGTTTAATCTGCTGCGCAATTCCCGCGCTGACGACGGGCTTGCCTACTGGACGAGTTCCGGCTTTACGGCTGACGGTGAGAACGGCGCGTCCGGCACGGCGTCCTTCATGGCGGAGGGCGTGTCAGGCATGACAAAAAGCCTGTCGCAGACCGTGTATCCCGCCAACCGCGACAGCTATACGATTTCGGCGCAGATCGGCTCGGAGAATTTGGAGAAACTCTCGGATTCCTCGCAGGTCGGCATTGAGGTCATCATCGAATACGAGGACGGCACGACAGAGAGCCGATTCATCGACTTGTACTGACGGAGGTGGACTATGGTTTATTTTTCAAAAACACAGGCGAAGGTCACGCCGGAGAACTATGGCGCGAGGGTCAAGTCCATCACCGTCCGCATCTGCATCACAAACTGCACGGGAAAACTGTATGTGACGGATATATTTCTCCAGGCGGGAGCGGTCGCTACGGGATGGGTAGGACATCCCTGCGAGATCAAGTGGACGCTTGATGGGTAACGTCAGATTCATTCGACTTGCGGAGGTCGTAAACAAAAAGCAGGATAAGCGAGTCGTGAGCGTCACGGTGGTTCCTACCGTCACCGACTGCTCCGGCACGATATGGTTCACCGACCTGCAGCTGCAGGAGGGTCCCGCTCTGGCCGGCTACACTCCACACACGGAAGTCTGCCTGAAGGAATCGGAGAACGCTCCCGTATGGTTCAACGGCATCGTCCGCTCGAAAGAGACGGTGATCCTCTTAAACCTCGGCGGCACATCGGCAGGACTGGATATCCACCTGTATCCGAAACAATATATGGAGGGCGGTTCGGTCACGCTTGCCCAGGGCGTTGGAGGTCAGAAGGCGGTATTCCCCAACGCCATGTATGCCGGGGACGATGTGGCTCTTCTGGCAACCACGAGAGAATGCACGAGAAACGGCGTGAAGGAAAAGAAGGACGGATTTTATCAGTATAGCGCGGCGTGGGATTCAAAGCATATCGTGTCCCTTCCGCAGGGGAAATCCGCGCAGCTTTTATATTCAATGCAGGAAATGGATGATGGAGGAGGATTGCTCTGATGGACACATTAAAGGGAAAGAAAATCATGGTGTGGACTTTCATGGGCAATGCCAGGATGTATAACGCTCTGCGGGACTACGGTGACCGCATCAGCCAGATCGGGTTGTTCTCCTTCAAGGTAAAGGCAACCGGGGAGATTTACGAGAGCGGCGTCAGCATCTCAAGTATGCTGACCTACATCAATAAATACCCACACATCAACTGGCTGCTGACCATCTCCAATGACGGCACGAACAGCATCTTTGCGGCTCTGCGGGATAACACGGACGGTGCGCAGGATACCTTCCTCTCGGAGATCGTCCGCATCATGGAAAAATATCCGTGGTGCAATGGCATCGACATTGACCTGGAACGCGGGGACGGATATTCCACGCACGCAGCGTCCACGCAGATGTTCGCCAACATCTACAATACGGTCAAAGCCTACGACTCCTCCAAGATGATGAACATCTGTCTGCCGGGTATGACGAGCGTCAACGGCTCGGTCGGCGGCGAGAACTGGTGCGTATACGCAGACCTTAATGATTACTGCGATACCGCGTCCATCATGAGCTACGGCATGGCGTGGGCAGGCTCCGCTCCCGGTCCCGTGTCTCCGCGTTCCTGGCTTGAGGGCATTTACGACTATGCCGTGGATGTCATGGACGCGGATAAGGTGTTTTTCGGTATGCCAGCATACGGATGGAACTGGCAGATATACGACCTGCCCGCCAACATCGGCAAGACTTATCGCGGCACTTCGCAGACCTACTACGCCGCGCAGAACTGGCTGAAAGGCGTGTATAACTTCACAGACGATGAGCCGCCGCAGCCGTTCATCCCGTTTGTGGGATATTGGGATGATAACAACAAAGTGCCGTGGGCGCTCCCTCATGTGTACGACTACATGGAAGGTCGGGACGCCGACAGCTATTCCTCTCCTCAGATGAGCGGGACATATAACGGCAGGCACTATCTGACCGCATACGGCAAGCAGCAGAAAACCGAGTTTGAAAATATCATCATCGACCATGACGGTGGTAACTATACCGGCGCATCCGGCATCGTGTCCATTGAGAACGGCGTTGCTACGCTCGGAGACGAAGGCTCTGTCACATACAGTTTTACCATAAGCACGGCGGGGACTTATGATGTGGCGGTGCGGCTCTGCTATCCTTTCTGGGACAAAAACGGCATCTATGTATCGCTGGATGGAGTGACCACGCACTATTCGGAAAGCCGCCTGTGGTGGCCGTACTGGAGAAGTACCTTCTGGACTTCGCTTGCAAGCGGGGTCAGTCTTTCGGCAGGAACGCATACGCTGAAGATTTCTGTCGATGTGAAGGGCGTACAGTTTTACGGTTTCCGCATCTGCGGTTCTTTCTCGGAAGAGCCGTCTGCGGGGGATGCGATCTATGCCTTCTCCCCGCGGCAGTTTAAGGATGTGGAAGGAAACATGGTCGGTCCCGACCGGGGATTCCGTCTCACGCTTGAAATGCTCCGCAGAAAGCCCGACTCGGCTCTTGTGTGGTACGAGGACTTCCGGGACTACGGCGTACTTGAAACGAACTACTGGAAAACGCTGTCCGGCTCCTTCGAGGTGTGGCGGTCGGATGAATACTCCACAGAGCGCGTTTATTCACAGCTTGACGGCAAGGGTCAGCTTGCGTGGCAGTATGACGGCTTCTCGGACATCCATCTCCGGGCAAGGCTGGCGTTCCCGGCAAACGGCAGCGGACGGGCGGGCGTTTTCTGCGGTAACCTTTTCTGCTGTCTCAATTACGATAGTCAGGCGGTGGAGTTATGGGGCGGCTCCACGCTCCTCGGCAGCTACAGTCAGGCGATCACGAGGACGGCAAATGCAGACCTTCGCGACAATCCGAATATGTACACCGTTGAAATGCGTATCCGAGGGAACAAGGTGCGCGTCTATTCCGGCTCTTCCTATACGCTGCGGTTCACGGCAACGGTCAGCGGTTTCTCCGGCGGCTATGCCGGTTACCGCTCCGACAACCGGACGGTCTGTGAATTGATGCGCATGGGTGACGCCTGGACATACGAGCCGTATGAGCGGTTCGATGTGGTGATGCCTGACGGGACGCAGAAATCCTACGGTCGTATCAGCAGGAGCAGCTGCACATGGGACAGCGAGTTCCAGGTGTTCACACTGACCAGCGACATCGAAGAATCCGCCACACGGAGCGAGGACATTTCGCTGGACTACGACTTCTTCCATTCGGACGATATGACTTCGCTTTCCTGCGGCAATGACTACCGGGCTACGGTCATTCCCGTGGACATCAATATCTGGATATCGCGGCTGTTCCTCGGCGATGCGGATGGTTTCTCCATTCTCTACTATCAGGATGTGGACTCCCTCATCTATTGGGCGAATGAGGCGGCATATCGGTGGAAACTCCGGGGGATGTGTATGTGGTCCCTTGGGCAGGAGGATTTGAGATTATGGGAATATCTGCCGAAACAGGTCTGACAATACAACACAACTGAAAACACTATCTTTCGGAAATCAGCGATTGCTTACGGGCAGTCGCTTTTTTCATACTCAAAACGAAAAGGAGGACAAATTTTATGAAAGAGTTCTGGAACACAATTCAGGTAATCATCGCGGCAATCGGAGGATGGCTCGGATACTTTCTCGGCGGGTGTGACGGTCTGCTTATCGCTCTTGTGGCGTTCGTGGCAATCGACTACATCACGGGCGTTATGTGCGCCGTTGCGGACAAGAAACTCTCCAGCGAAGTGGGCTTCAAGGGAATCTGCCGAAAGGTGCTTATTTTCCTGCTTGTGGGGATTGCCAACATCCTCGATGTGCAGGTCATCGGGACAGGCAGCGTGCTTCGCACGGCGGTCATTTTCTTTTACATCTCCAACGAGGGCGTGAGCCTTACAGAGAACGCCGCGCACCTGGGACTGCCTGTCCCGGAAAAGCTGAAGGCAGTGCTGGAGCAGCTCCATGACCGCGAAACCGATGGAAAGGACGGTGACGAGTAATGGCTTATACAAACAGTTCTATGGTGGCTTACACCAAACTCAGCCCGAACAATTCCGGGCAGCGGACGCATTCCATTGACCGCATCACGCCGCACTGTGTGGTCGGTCAGTGTACGGCGGAGGGGCTTGGAGACTGGTTCGCCAAGTCCTCCACGCAGGCATCCTCCAACTACGGTATCGACAAGGACGGCAGGGTCGGAATGTATGTGGAGGAGAAGAACCGCTCATGGTGTTCTTCCTCCAACGCCAACGACCAGAGGGCGATCACCATCGAGTGCGCCAGCGATACTACGGAGCCGTATGCATTCAAAGATGTCGTATATCAGACGCTTATCAAGCTGTGCGTGGATATCTGCAAGCGCAACGGCAAGAACAAGCTGTTATGGCTCGGCGATAAGGACAAAACGCTCTCCTATGAGCCGAAGTCCGGCGAGATGATTCTGACCGTACATCGGTGGTTCGCAAACAAAAGCTGTCCCGGCAACTGGATGTATGCCAGGATGAGCGATCTTGCCGAGAAGGTCACGGCGGCTCTTAATGGCGGCACAGACAGTACCGCACCGACAACGCAGACATCTGTGTTGTACCGCGTCCGTAAGACATGGGCGGACTCCAAGTCGCAGAAAGGGGCGTTCAAGATTCTGGAGAACGCCAAGAACTGCGCGGACGCCAATCCCGGATACAGTGTGTTTGATGTAAACGGTGTAAACATCTACACACCGAACACAACTGCTACGGCGGCATCGGCGGACGTTCCGTTCCTTGTTAAGGTCAGCATCTCCGACCTTAATGTCCGCAAAGGACCGGGGACGGATTACGACAGGACGCAGTTTATTCCCGTGGGTGTATACACCATCGTGGAGGTAAAGTCCGGCAAAGGCTCGACCGCAGGCTGGGGACGGCTCAAAAGCGGTGCGGGCTGGATTTCGCTCGATTTCTGTACCCGCATCTAAAATTTTATATCTGCACATACGATTGCCTGTGGGTGTTCTTCGGAATGCTCACAGGCTTTTTTATTTGCATACCCTCAATCCCGGCCGCCTTTTTCTGTTTAACCATGAGGATAGGAATCCTCGGATTGGAGGAATCTTCATGACCAATGAACAGAAACGCACCATAGCGGAACTCCGCTCCAAAGGCGCGACCTATGCAAAAATCGGTGAAACGCTCGGCATCTCAAAGGATACCGTAAAAAGCTACTGCCGCAGAAATAATCTGTCCGCTCCGCAGGATACCCCTGCCTCTGATACCGCTCCTTCCGTCTGTCGGGAATGCGGCGCTCCTCTCGTGCAAACCGAAAAACAAAAGACACGGATTTTCTGTTCCAGGGAATGCCGCGAGAACTGGTGGCACTCTCACCCGGAGCAGATAAAGAAAAAAGCTGTGTATGACTTCCGTTGCACCGGATGCGGTAAGCCTTTCTCCTCCTACGGAAATAGCCACAGAAAATACTGCTCCCACGAGTGTTACATTACGGCTCGATTCAAAGGCGGTGTATGCCATGAGTGATCAGGAATTTAACCGCGAAATGCAATATCAGGCCGGAGTTCAGATTGCGGATACGCTTCTCAAAAAGGGTTCCATCTCGGAGGAGGAATACCACCAGATCAAGACAAAACTCCTCGAAAAATATCGCCCGACTTTGTCTACATTATTATCGGGAAAGCCCTTGATATAACCGGCTTTTAGAGTGATATATAGTGTCGGAAAGGAGTTGATTTTATGCGGAAAATCACCAAGTTAGAGCCAAAAAAGGCAGCCCTTCCGACAAGGAAAAAAGTCGCTGCGTATGCCCGTGTCTCGAAGGACACGGAGCGGCTTCTGCATTCCGCATCCGCACAGGTCAGCTACTACAGCGAACTGATACAGAAAAATCCCGAATGGGAATATGCAGGCGTGTATGTTGACTGCGGAATAACGGGTACCCTCACCTACAAGAGGGACGAGTTCAAAAGAATGCTCACCGACTGTGAAGCCGGGAAGATCGACATCATACTCACCAAGTCCATCAGCCGATTCGCAAGGAACACGGTCGACCTTCTGGAAACCGTGCGCCGCCTCAAGTCCATCGGCGTGGAGGTGCGGTTCGAGAAGGAACACATCAATTCATTCTCCGAGGATGGAGAACTGATGCTTTCACTCCTCGCTTCTTTTGCACAGGAAGAAAGCCGCAGCATTTCCGAGAATGTGAAATGGGGCATCCACAAGCGGTTCAAGAGCGGCGAGATTGGTGTGGCGAACAAGCACATTCTCGGCTACCAATACGATGAGGAGCAGAAAAAGTACATCATCATTCCCGAAGAAGCCGAATCGGTCAGATGGATGTTTCAGATGTACATCGACGGCGTTACCTTACGGGACATTGCAGATAACCTGAATAACGCAGGTATCCACACCATCCTCGGCAACGATTTTCAAGAAGCCTCGGTACGGCAGCTTATTTTCAACGAGGTCTACGCCGGGGACATCAGACGGCAGAAATGTTATGTATCCGATCCCATCAAAAAGGACAAGGTTACAAACCGCGGCGAACTGCCACAGTATTACATGGCGGACTGCCACGAGGCAATCATTGACCGTGAAACCTATGCAAAGGTCAAGGCAGAGATGGAACGCAGAGCCTCGCTCCTCAATCCCACCTACTGCTTTACCAAAAAAATTCGCTGTGGCACCTGTGGAGCGCAGTTCACCCGCAAGAAAGGAAAAGTCAAAGGTAGGACCTATGTACATTGGATTTGCCGGAGCAAGAAGGAAACCGGGATGACCTGTTCCAGCGTGAACTTCAGCGAGGAAGAACTGAAAAACATCTGTGCCGATGTCCTTGAAACCGATTCTTTCGATGAGGAGATTTTCGAGAGCCGAGTTAAGGACATCGTTGTTCTGAAGAATGGCGATGTGGAGTTCCACCTTATCGGTGGCGAAACGCGGCGATGGAAAAACCTGCATCTGAATCAGCCGAGGCACAAGGTCACGCTCACAGATGCATTTCAGGGCAAAATACGATGCGCCGAGTGCGGCAATATCTATCACCGCGTCAATTCCGCAAACAAGTGGGTGTACTGGTACTGCATAGGAAAGAAGAAAAAAGGAATGACCTGCAACAACATCAATTACACCGATTTTCAGCTACGGCAGATCACAGCGCACATCCTCGGCTTGGAGGATTTTGACAAGCAGGTCTTTTCAGAACAGATCGAGTACATCACCGTTCTTGAGGACGGCAACCTCGAATACCACTTTTACGAAGGGAGGACAGAGAGATGGCAAAGAGTGTAATTACCATTCCTGCTACCAAGAGCAAGTACACGGCAGCGCCGCTGTCCTGCAAGAAAAAAAGGAAGGTCGCAGCATACGCCCGCGTCAGCACAGACCACGAAGAACAGCAAAGCAGCTATGAAGCGCAGGTGGACTACTACACCACCTACATCCAAGGCAGAGATGATTGGGAGTTCGTTTCCGTGTATGCGGACGAAGGAATAACCGGCTGCAACACAAAGAAGCGTGACGGCTTCAACAACATGGTGGAGGATGCTCTGGCTGGCAAGATCGACCTCATCATTACAAAATCGGTCAGCCGTTTCGCCCGCAACACCGTGGACAGCCTTACAACCATCCGAAAGCTGAAGGAACACGGCACAGAGTGCTATTTTGAAAAAGAGAACATCTGGACATTCGATGGCAAGGGGGAACTTCTCCTCACTATCATGTCGAGTCTTGCACAGGAAGAAAGCCGCTCCATTTCGGAGAACTGCACATGGGGACAGAGAAAGCGATTTCAAGACGGCAAGGTCACGGTTCCGTTCGGACGGTTCCTTGGCTACGACCGCGGCGAGGACGGCAATCTTGTGCTGAACGAGGACGAAGCACAGATCATTCGCAGGATTTACGGACTGTTCCTGCAGGGACGCTCACCGTATGCGATTGCGAAAGTGCTGACTTCCGAAGGCATCCCTACGCCCGGAAAGAAAAAGACCTGGTCGGCATCTACGGTCAAGAGCATCCTCACGAACGAGAAGTACAAAGGCGACGCCCTTCTGCAAAAGGTCTACACCGAAGATTTCCTTACCAAGAAGAAAATCAAGAACGACGGGCAGGTTCCGCAATACTATGTAGAGAACAATCATCCCGCCATCATCGAGCCGGGCGTGTTCGACAGAGTTCAGAAGCTTATGGCGGTCAGACATCCCGGTCAGAACCGCAACAGCAGTATTAGCCCATTCTCCAGTAGAATAAAATGCGGTGATTGCGGTAGCTGGTACGGCTCAAAAGTGTGGCACTCCAATGACAAATACAGAAAAGTCATCTGGCAATGCAATCATAAATTCGACGGGGACTGCAAATGTGGCACGCCGCACATCACTGAGGACGAGATACGGAGCCTTTTCATAAAAGCGATGAACATCCTCATCACCGAAAAGGATGCGCTGATTGAGGATTTTGAAGCCATCAAGGATACGGTTTTCGATACCTCTTCACTTATGCGGGAACGGACAGATCTGCAAGTCGATATGAACACGGTGGCGGAACTCATCGAGGAATGCATCGCAGAGAACGCCCGCATCGCACAGAACCAAGATGAATACCAAAAACGCTACGACAGTCTCGCTAAACGCTTTGACCGCACGAAAGACCGCCTCGAAACCGTGGAGCAGTCGATTGCGGAAAAGCAAGCACACCGTGAAATGGTCGAGCAGTTCCTTTCGGAACTCGCCAAGCAGGATGCAGTCACAGAGTTCACCGATGAACTTTGGTACAGCATGATTGACCATGTGACCATCCACAGTAAGGACGACATCCGATTTACATTTCAGAACGGCACAGAAATCAAGATGTAAGCACAGCGCACTCCGTTTCTTGCGGAGTGCCTTTTTCTGTCTTATGAACCCTTCTCCGAAAATGAGCCCATACATAAAAAATGAACCCTACCGAGGGCAGGGAAAATCAAAAGGTATAGGAATAATCAGATTGTATTAAATCTCGTGTTTACATTTCTGTGAAGTGCCGGATAGGGGAATAGCCGTTTTTATGGGCGTAGTTTTCAAGAAGCTGTTTCTGATTTTTGATACTGTTGCTTTCGCCTATGAGTTCATCATCTCGGCTCAAACGCTCGTACAATGCTGTGAATTTCATAGTCTGTGTTGCTGTCCTCAT